TAAAGTAGTTGCATCGGGTAGTTTTATAGTTTGCCCACCGCTTCCGCTTACTAAAATTTCGGGTGCTGAATTGACCGTTAACACAACTTGTGTGCCCGATGCCGTAATAGCACTAAATCCCGTGTATATTGCGTTTGCGTAAATGTTTTTAGTACCTAAATTTACATTACTTGTCGCACCAGTGTACGGAACATAACCGCCTAATGTTGTAGTGCGTGCGTATGGTGACAACATCGCGGCCGTATCACTTATATTAAGTTTCAATGCCAATGCAGCCGTTGCTTGTGCCGTGCGATAATATGGCGACAACATTGACGCCGTGTCGGTGTACTTAACGTAACTGCCTAACGAACTATTGTACGCAAGCGGTTTCCAATAACCGCGATAACGAAAATACACTAATGAATCACGACCGACAATCATTGCCACCGTGTCGGCTGCGTTCATTGTAGCCGTGTCCTTTGTTCCTAAGCCGATGCCATTAACGAATCGTGTCTTTGCCGCCGTTGGTGAATACTGCGCCGATGCACTTACACTAACTAACAATATTAAACCTAATAAATATTTCATTTGTCTTCTTTTTTTTGTGTGCCGAAATAATACGAAAAAATCATCAAAACTAATGTTTTAATCAAATCAAATAACTGATTGTTTTGCTCGTCTGAAAGTAACTTAATTCTAAAAGCAATCACTTTGTCAACTATAAACAACGAAACAAGCGCAGTAAATACCATCAAAATGTACTTAACTAACACGTCTTTTGTTTGCCCGTTGAACATTTTATGTACGAAGTAAAGCGATGACGCAATCACCGCTAAACCGAGCAAAATGCCCGATATCATTACATATACATTTGGATAACTAAACATAATTATTCTACTAAAATTATAACATTTTCACCCGCTACGAACGGAATATCTGCGGGAACGCTTAACGTACCCGTTGAAACTGACCAAGTGCAACCATTCGGTGATGGCGGCGCACCGCTATACACTAAAGGCGCAAACGTAGTTCCACCGCGTGAGCCGTAAATCATTGTTGAACCTATCGCCGTAGTAAAAGTGTGCGATGTTTCGTTTCCTGATGCCGTCCATTGTAAAACGTAAACCGATGTGCCACCGATAACGATTCCGCCTGGTGTTATCTGCGTTCCTGTTGTCAAATACGCGCCCGTGCCTTGTAATTTCGCCGAGTATGTACCTAGTGCGTCGTAAGGCCCGTTAAGCGTAAGCGATGCAAGATTGACGTTGCCGTTGATGATTACAAGACCGCCCGCCGTTCCGTTATCAATAACAAACTTTATTAATATTGTCGTTCTATTTTGTTGCATCTGCAACAAGTATAAATAATTGTAATTGTCTAAAATTACAAGACCATCGCAAGAAATCTGCCACGCGGCCGTGTCGTTCTTATATTGCCTGTACCAAGCCGATGCTTGATTTGTTACCTCTTTTTGGTCAACTTGCACGTCAAACGCGCACGATGTCGAACACGCAAACGGAATGTCGGTATTAGTCACAGTGTCGTGATAATAAAGAACCATATTTGAGCCTATGACTGGATTCATTTCTTTATTTTTTAATTGTAAACAATATAAACCTGGTCAGCACTTGTAAATGAATATGTTGCGCTTTGATTAAATTTATATGTCGCTAATGACGCACTAGCAGGAACTAAAACTTGTTCTTGTAATACGGTATTTATGTACAAAGATACATACATCGCAGAACTTGACGCTACTATGTCAACATCAATCTCTACGTTCCAACCCGTTTGAATACCAAATATTTCGTAAGCATCCGCAAGTGGGAACGAACCCGAAGTAATGGTATAGAATGAGCCATAAATGCTATACACATTATTTATAAATCCGTCGCCCGAGTTGTTTCTAATTTGTAAATTGTAAGCCACAGGCGGTGTAGATATAACATCAAAAACGGTTGTAATCGTGCCAGGTATTTCTACATTTGAAATATCCAAAAACGTTGCCGCTATTTCACTTTGTACAAGATTAATAGTGCTATTGCCTGTCATATATGAAAGCGCGCTTACGTTGATTTGTGACGGGTCGGTGTCAGTAAATTTTAACATTTTTGCCGCAGAGTAACGTCCATTTGATGTTTCTATGCCAAATACGTTTGAATCAATGTTTTTTAAATTCCTTCTAAATGAATTAATATATTGTTGAAATATTAATTGAATTAAACCCTGGAACGATTCCGTTGGTTTGCCATATCTAAACCATCCACTACAAGCGACGTAATGCGCACTAATGTATTGATAAAACGTACCTAATGCTTGATTGTTATAATATCTATCAATTCCGTCTTGCGTGTAAACAGGATACCCGTAATTCGATTCTATCGTTAAAGAATATTGATTGTCGGTCGTATTGAGCGAATTAATCTTTATTGTATTGATAGGCGAATTAAACGTTATACCAAAATTGCCTATTTTTATTGAATTACTATATCCTACCGTGTTGTCAAGAACAATTGTCATTCCAAGTTGCCCACTCACGGGAATTGGTGGTGTTGTGAATGTAATATCGTTTGCCGTTGTGTTTGTTACGGGCGCAAATTCATAAAATGAAGTAGTGCCGACACCGATTTGTCGCCAATATCCACCCGATGAGTAATAATAAACAGGCGAACCGCCCGCAGCCGTTACGGTCAATTCTAATCTTCCGCGTATTGTGTTTAAATCAGCCGTGTAAACGGTGCAAAGAAAATCAATTTTATCGTTTTGTAATACCGTTGGAACGGTTGCAAATATTTTTGCGTATCTCGGCGTTGTAACGCTGCCTTGATTCATTACAAAAATGTTTTTTGTATTATAAGTCACCGTATCGAGCGTTACGCTTGCCGTGTAACCTAATACGGCCGTTGCCCAATTAACAGGCATTCCCGCATCTAATTTCTTTAAATTAGCATTAACAACATAGTTTTTTGCATAATTAACAGGCGATTGCCAATTGAAATTATTATATCCTTTACGAAATATTTTAGTTTGAGAATTATCGACAAAATACATTCCCGATGTATTGCTCGAATAAGGTTGCACAACTGAATGCGTGTCTTCAGTTCCCGAACTTTGTACTACTCCGTTATAATTGTATTCGGTAAAATATACCGTTTCATTTGCAAATTCATTAATTGCAATTATGTACCATTTATTTCTTGCTTGAAATAAACGACAACCAATTGACTTTAATAAATAAGATAAAACCGAAAGTGCGTTTTGATAAGTAACACCATCGGATAGTAAAAAGTTATTCAATGGCATCATTGCTTGCGAAAACATATCGGCCGCCGTGTCGGTTGCTCTTGTCGTCATATTTAACGCATAATAAGAACAAATCGCGTGTATGTTTAATTGCAAAACACCAATTTGCAACAATGCTTTTTTAATAATGTATATTAAAAACACTGGTTCGTAATCAATCCAAGTGTTTGCAACTTGCGGGTCAAATGGCATTGATTCCAACATTCCCAATCCATCAATCGCATTAAAAGAAAGTTGTTTGCGTCCTGTTGTGTATGAAAATTGTACGTTATCACTTAAAACAAAACCCGACCATTCTTGCGTGCCATTAATAAATAATTTTACTAAATATTTTCTATCATCTAGTGTCGTTAAATCGGGCATTTGCTCAAGATTATCAGTAACGTCAATCGTTACATCTAATTGTGACGCAATTATAGGTTCATAAACAAAATCAGATTTTTGCAAATATTGTAAATTCATTACAACGACTGGGTAGATAATAGGGTCGTCAATGTATGCTTGTTCCCACAATTCTAGTATTGCCGTAGTATCGTTTTTGGTTGAAGATATAAGTTGATATTTTTTGCCGTAAACCATTATACTCCCCTTCTTAAGTTTAGTGAATAGTTAGAACGTTGTAATGCCAAAACTAAATCGTTTCCGCGTATAGTAAATTCGCCTTGTTGCGCGCTTTGTTGTTGCGAACTATTGCCCATTGATGTAATTGCGCCCGCGTTCATAGAATTACGCACTAAACCGCTCATTTGTGCGGGTGTTAAGATTGCTTCCGTGCCGTGCAATAATTCAATGTGTCCGCCTTGTGGGCCTGTTACAACACCGCCTTTTGCGTGACCGCCACCAAGACCAAGAAGTTTGCCAAATATGTCGCCAAAACTACCGCCAACGCCCGCAGTTCCGCCGCTTACTGCATTTAATATAACTTTAAAAACTAATGCCTTTATCGCGGCTTTTGCAATATCCTCAGCAAGTTTTTTAAACATATTACCTATTGCGTCACCAAGATTTGCCCCGTTTTCTAATGCAGTAAATAAACCATCAATTTGCGGCCCTACAACTGACATTATTTGACTTGTTTCGGCTAGTGCTTTATTAAATTGATTTTGCGCTTTTGCAGCCGCTTCGGTCTTTGCATCATATTGCATCAATGGCCCTGACTTGCCGCCGCCTTCGCGTGATTGCAATGCTTCAATAGCCGACGCGCCGCCCATTGATAATAAAACGTCTTTTTTTCTTGAACGTTCAAGCGATGGAAGTATGTCGTTTAAATATTGTTTTAATTCTTGTTCGGCTTCCGTTTTAGTAGGTAGTATTAACCCTTCTAATTTATGCGATTGATGAAATTTATTGACTAAATAATCTAAATTATAATCTTTAGCCATTCCGCCAGTGCTTTTTGGCTTGTCGGTTTCACCAAACTTTGTGTTTAATTCATTTGCCTTGCCTAAAACTTTAACGTAGTCGCCTGTAACATACGCAAGTTCTAATGTTTGTTTTTTATAATTCTCAGTTGCTTTAGTTGCTTTTTGTAATGCTGCATCGCGTTGTGTAATATATGCAGTCGTTTGTAAATCACCCGCCGCGCCAATTGGTTTGCCTACTGATTCAATCGCGCTTTTTTTTACTAATTCGTTTGCGGTGTTTAATTCTTTTAAGGATTGCCCGTATTCGCGTGCCGCTTCGTTTTGCTTGTAATATAAATCTGCTATTTTATCGCCGTATTTTGATGCGATTGCGTTTGCTATTAATGCTTGCGTGTATCCTTCAACCTGGTCTTTGACCTCTTTTGTGTTAATGTTTGCAAGTGTTAACGCTTGATTATGATGACCATAAATTTCGTTAGCCGTTTTTAACGCTTGATTTCTTTCTTCTAGCGATTTTGTTGCATCGGCCGCAATAGAAATATATGCTTTAAGTTCAAATGCTGTTTTTTTTGCTGCGCCTGTTTCTTTATCTAATCCGTCGTTGAATTTTTCTTGGTCTTCTTTAACTTTTTTTAATTCATCCGATACGCCTGTAAGACCTTGTAAATATTCAAATAATGGCCCTAATGCCAAACCAAACAATCCCGCGATACCTATACCTGGAAGAATGTTTGCAATAGTTTTAAGACCGCTATATGCTTTGTTTAAACCACCCGCCATTCCCGCACCCGCTTTATCTACTTCTGCGCCTAATGCTGCAAATGCCGCTTTTTGTTCTTCAATTTGTAGGGTAACAACTTTTATTTCACCGCCTAATTTTGCAATTCTTGCGGGTTCGGTTGCTTGATTTAAACGCTCTTTTAATAAACTTAAACGGGTGTTTAAGTCGCCTAATGATAATTTGAACTTATCAGTTTCGGCCGCCGTTTGTTGAAGCGATGTTAGAGCGCCTTTATTGTCGGCCGTGATGACTATTTTAAGTGTTTCGGTTGCCACGGCTTAATTCTTTTTAGAGTATAAATTTAATAGTCGCTTAATTTCTTCGGGTGCAATTGGTTCGCCTTTGTACTCGGGTTCGTCAATCGGCAATGGGTGAAATCTATTCTCATTCATTTTAGTTTTCTCACCGCTTCCCATTAAATAAACCATATACGCAACCCGACGCGTGCGCGCCCATTCGTTTGTTTCCGTACGTTGATGCGCTATTGAATATATTGACCATTCACGCCAAGTCATATTCCAAAACTGCTCAATGCTTATTCCACATTGAACGGCTTGCACCAAAACATCGTCCCAAGTTAATTTCCTTCTACGACGTTGTTTTTTTTTTCGTCAATAGTTTGCTCTACGTTTTGCTCACCTGGTAATGGTGTCACCGTGTTAACCGTCGTATCAACAACATATTGAAAAAAATCAATTATTGCGCCTTCTTTTGCCAATATTCCACCGCATTCGTCAACCCAATCGCCAAAATCAAATTCGGTGTATTCAACAGGCCCACGCACGGCACATTCGGCCGCTGCTTGCAAGAATATTGCAATCTTTCTAAAATCGTAGGCAGAACCTAGCAACGAACCGAAGAACTCTTCGATCGGCAACGGGTTTTCTTTAGTTCCCGCCAACTCGCACGCTCTTCGCATCGCCCAAGTTCCCCACTTTAGGGGAACGATTCCGCTTTTTAGTTTTAGTTCAAACATAGATTAATAT